AAAGATGAACATTTAGAAGTTATATCTAGAAATAAAGGTAAAAAATATGAAATAGATAAACTAGAAAATGAACTATCAGATGCTAAAGAATCTGTAGAAGTTCTTTCTGGTGCTATTGCATGTGGATTTTTACATGATAAACATTCCTTGATTTTACAAGAATGGATTGTAGAATATAAACAATTAATCGAACAGTTAGATACACATCTAACAGAAATGAGAACACATGGATGAACGATCACTTAAAATGGTACTTGCTGCAAAGCAATTAGAAATAGATAAACTTAAACGTAAAATAAAGGAGATGGAAGATAATGATAATGCCAGACAGCGAGATCTTGAGACTAGAAAAACGTCAAAGAGGTCTACAAAGAGTAGCAACAGCAATTAACGATTTAAGTATTTATGGTATTTACCATACAAACTTTCCTAAGTTAATCCAAGTATTGGAACATGCTAAAGATCATGTTAAAGCTGAAATAACAGCTACAAGAAAACGTATAATAGAACAATCTACAATTAAAGTAGAAGAAGTATATACAGATCCATTAAAATCTGAAGCTCAGCAAGAAGCTGAAAAAGTAAATGATATGTATACTACAAAAGGTATTTAAGTATTCTTGGTGGAGCATACTAATGGGATCCCCCTATCCAAGATAGAGCCAGATGGGAGACTGTCTGGCTTGTTAATTGGTTACGAAAAAAGTGGTAAACGTATTAAATTTATACCAGCTTAATATAAAGTTTTATTAAATAATAACAAAGCCAATTAAATTTTAGTCATCTTTACAATCCAAGATGTAGGAATATTAGTACGATCTCCATAAGTATAAGATCCATCTTCTTCAATGTATGCTGCAAACAATTTAATAGAATGTTTGTCTTTAGAGAACAGCCAACCTTCGTTAACAGGATTAGCTAATTTCATATTAGTAAATTCTTTTTTCTCAGCCCAACCTGAATCACTTACACAGTCAACCCACTCAACTCTGTATTTGTCATAAGGTAAAGTATGAGAATCTTTAGAGAAAGATATTTTCTTTTTAGTGTAACGTTTTTTTGTCATCTACAGCCCATATAAAAGTTGAATGATCATTTTCTTCTAATGCATCCATAATGTTAGAAGGTACATCATGACCTTCTTCATCAAATACTAACTGTAAGTATGTACTGTAAATAATTGCAAGAGCCATTGCGTCTGCAGCTCTAACTGACATTTTAGGATTTTGACCTTTAATAAAATCACCAATAGCTTCTGGCTTTACATTAGTAAGAAATGTCTCTGAATAAGGTTGTTTGCTTTTTGGAAACTTTAAAATCTTAGTCATATTTACGTACCTCTGGCGAGGATATCTCTGATAGTTATTTGGGTTGCATTAAAAAATCAATGTTATTTTGCATCTTAGGTACAAGTTCATCGTACACAGTACGCCATAACATAGAATCATCATAAAAAAAGTTCTTATTTTTCCACATATTGTGGTAATGGTCATAAAATCTGCGACATATTTCGATAGCATCTATGTCTAATTTAATCCAAAAATCTTTTTCACTCATACCATTTGTATGTAATTGATGATGATGAGGATAACATAAAGGTACAGTATATTGATCTCCAACTTTCTGTGAGAAACCTCTAGGCATAGCAAAAGTAATATGATGAGCTTGGCATCTTGTGTCCTGGCAAAGTATGCAAGGATTAGATGCTACCCACTTTAGGTACTCTTTGTCTTTGATTCTTTGTGCCTTGTCCTCTGATAGTATTGTGCACTTTTTTGTAGCCATAATAAATTGCTAAACTAGATAGTCCTTCATGTACGTTATTAGATGCTCTGCGTTCTGACATACTTAACATATGTGCTATCTCAATGATACCAAAATTATAATGACAAAACAACTTCATAAATTTAGATAATCTCGTTCCTATTTCATCATCAACATCTTTGACTGCAAGTGCAGCTCCAAGAGATGATGTAATAAAATCTGTATTAGTTCCATCAATTCGTTCTTTCAAAACATTACCAGTACCACCACCTTGAAGTTCACACATAAGACGATACCTAGATCCAGCTTCATATTCTTCTATAGATATGAGCTTTCTATGAAACATATACATTAAACGAGACTCACGTATATTTAACCATACTTTACGTTTGTCTAAAATTGTAGATATTAACTCAGGTTTCTCTATTTGACGCATAAGATACTTTATAATTTTCTATTGCATTATCAACAAAAGATCTAAATTTTTTGTTTTTATTATATAAATTATTTAATCTATAAACTCTGTTTTTATTACAATTATGCAAACGAGCAATAGTGCTCTTACACCCATACACTTGTGTAGGGTGCAATAGCCAAGAAAGTAAAATACATAAATTATATATTTTATATTCGTTACTATTACCAACAGTTCTTTTACCTTTTAATATATCTAATGATACATTATAAGATGAACTACAATACTTTTGAATATTATTAACCATAAGGAGAAAAACATGAACATTGAATATAGACATAGTGCTTCAAAAACTAATAGTTTTATTGACAGTCCACCCTATTGGATTATCAATAACTTGTATGATTTTGAATCCAAAGCAAATGCCAGAATGATAATGGGCAGTACTGCTGAAGTTGCAGCAGAGTATGCTTTGCAAAACCAAATCACTGATGAAGAAGCTATCATAGATTACGCAAAAACTGAATACCTAAAACTAGAAGGTGATGAGTCAGATGACGAATGCCTTTGGTCTGGTATTATTGCTAATCAGTTTGTTAAAGAACTACCACAATTTGGTAAAATTGTTTCTTATCAAAATGAAAAACAAATACCTGGTGACAAATATGGTTTAAAATATGATGTTATAGGTAAAACTGACTTTGAGTTTGAAGATGTAATCATAGATACTAAAGCTACTGCTTACATTAAAAGACTTAAATCTGGTGCTATTGATAGCAGATGGTATCCAAAAGACGCTGATTTGCGTCAACAAGCCCTTTACAAAGACCTTTTCAATAAACCGACTGCATTGCTCTATTGTTCGTACAAAGACGTTTACAGCGTGGATATGGAAGGCAGAGAAGGTCATTTAGAGACCATTATACAAGCTATGAAACATATAGAACATATCTTGGATATTGCTGAAACAAAAGAGGACATAGTTAAAATGTTTCCATTAACTATGGATAACTTTAGATGGGGTAAATCAGACAATGAACCATCTAGAATATATGCAAAAAACATTTGGCAAAATGCTTTTAAATAGGCTATAACAGCTAATGCAAAAATTTGGAAATATAATAAAACAAATAAATAGGAGAACAAACATGGAACATGAAACGTTTGAATGCTCATTTAAAAAAGCATTCGAGAAAGATGATGGTCAAGTTACTGTCTACGTTACCAAAGACGATGGTAGTGATATGACTATATATGGTGAGGCTTTAGGCTCATCAAGATGGCCGAAGGGAGCAAGACTTAAAATTGATGCACAGCCAGTAAGAACAAGTAAAACTGGTAAACAATATCAAACTGCAAGTAGAATAGAATGCTTAAGTGAAGTATCAGATAATTCTGGTGCTGCACCAAGTATGGTTAGTTCTAGTGGCGTACAAGCTGTTAGAAATGTAACTGATCAATTCTCAGAAAAATACAGATTAACTATGAGTAACCTTATAGGTTCTTATATGTCTGGTGGCAAAATACCAACTGAATCAGAGTTTCAACAAATTGATAATCTGGTTAGAAAAGTATTGGAGGCTAAAGCTAATAGTGTTGAAGAAATACTATCAGACGATCCACCATTTTAACAATTTCTTATCTCCCTCGAGTTAGAAAACTAGGCATTGCTACAGAATAAGGTTCTTCTCTGTAGTAGTGCCTTTTTACTTTAAGGACTTTATGAAAATAATATTTATATTTCTGTATTTAGTTAATGGACAAGTAGAACGTATACCAGTAACTTTACATGAAGGTCAAAATTGTGATGACAAATTTATGGAATTAGTAAAAGTAAATAAAGAAAAAACTAGAGTGTTATATAAAAATACTGTAGTTTGGGCACATTATTGCAAATCAAAAAAAGGAGAATGGATTAAATGATTACAGAACAACGATTAGAAAAAGCGTTAGCATTTTTATCTGAAACAGATGAGAGTAATGCAGAAGCTAATGCTAATGTTAAGTATCTTGATAGATTACTTAAACGTAAAAAAGCATTACATATAACTGGTAACACAGAAGATAAAAGTATATCTGCCAAAGAACAATCTTACTATGCAAGTGATACATATAAATCTGCAATAGATGAATTGTTTCAAGCAGAAGTTAAATCATCAACATTAGAAAACAAACGTGATAAAGAAGGTCTTATTATAGATCTATTTAGAACACTAGAAGCAAGTAGACGTAAAAATAATATATGATTTATAAGTTTAAAAAATGGGTAATACTCCCTGCTTATACAGAAGTATTTATTAATGCAACGTCAGACGAAGAAGCATTAAAAATATTAAATGCTATAGATCCTACAACTTTAAACTGGCAAGAAGCTGACTCAATAGAGCAGCGAATGACATATGAAGTTTTAGATGAAAAATCCTGAGAGATATTTGTTTAGAGCAATAATTAGTCAAGCAATACATGACGCTATGTACGATGGTTTAGACAAATATTATCTTATAGATAAACGTAATGCTATTGATTGGCTTATAGGTAATTCAGTAGACTTTAGAACTATATGTCATTATGCAGAAATAGATCCTGAAATGGCTTGTAAAAAGTTTACTGCTGCTATGAAGTTAGATCTATATACATTAAGAGAAGATCAACATAAAGTGTTGAGCAAACCAAGAAAAAAATATAAACATAAAGGTAAATTTAGGTTAACATTTAATGAGCAAAGTTTGGAACAAACAGATTAAAGGTAGTCATTACCAAAAATATAAAATTCAACCAAGTAAATTTGTAGTAGAAAACAAACTTCTATTTCCTGAAGGATGTGCAATTAAGTATATAATTAGACACCAGGACAAAGGTGGTAAAGATGATTTGCTTAAAGCAATACACTTTATTGAAATGATTATAGAGAGAGATTATAGTTAATTTAGTATAAGTTTTTTAATACTTTTACTACCATCAATATTAGACTCAAGCTCAGCCATAGACTTTATGCATTGGTAAACTATGTTATTATTTTTATTAGTACGCATAGCAATTCTTTTACCTTTAAGACAATCAGACATAGATTCTTGTATTCTATGTTCTTTGATTTCTCCATTTACTATCATAAGTAAAGCTACAATTAATTCCATTAATGAGCTCCATTACCATTAGCTCTTACTTTATCTTTAAGATGCTCAATATCTTCTAATGCTTTATCTAATTGTGTTTTAAGAAATTCTATATTAACTTTATTAGTCATATTCATTTCTTGAGTTGATTGTAGTTTTTCTACAGTTTTATAAAGATCTTCTAATAAAAAATGTTGCTCCTGGTCAGTAGGTACTTGTTCAGATTTTTTAAGTAAATCGTTTTCAAATAATTCTCTAGAAGTTTCTAATGATGTAAGTCTAGCAGTTACTTCTGTATATCCAAATACACCCATAATTACACCAGCAACTATTGCTAACATATTTTTAATTGGCATACTTACAGATGTATCTTCACTAATTTTCATTTAGCAATCTTTCCTTTATTAATACCTTTTTTAATAACGTATTCTCTAGTACCATACGCATTAGTTTCTACTTCTTTTTTAAGCTGCTTAAACAGCTCCATTTCTTTTTCTTTGTATTCTATTTTCTTTGTGTGTTGTTCTAGTAATTTTGTGTCTCTCATCTCTAAACCTATTATTTTTTTCCCAAAAAGGTAACATGTGTCCTGAATTTTTATAACATTTTACACAAGAGTATTCGTTATCTTTTAATGATATAAATGCTTCAGTCATTGTAATATTTTTATTACACCACTTACATTCACCTCTTACTTCGGTCACTTTGGTTTACGCATAATGTCTGCACCTTTTAGACCATAAATAGCACTAACGACTCCTATGAATATAGCTTGATACCAGTAGGGCAGTTGTTTAAAATATTCAAAAAATATATCTAATCTATTACGTATCTCAGGATCGTCAGTGAACACAGAGTACCCCAATATAAGGATAGGAATAGATATAAGCACAAGGACAAACTCATCCTTCCAGCCTTTATCATTACTCTCAATAACTTTCGCTTTATATTCAATTTCACCTGTACTCATTTTTTCAGCATGTCTCATTTGAGCATCTGACATTAATTGTTTTGTTCTTTGTTTGTTCTGGTATATATGACTAGCAGTCTTTACACCCATAGATAATAAATTAAACCACATTATTTAATACCTTTCTTTTTTTGTTTAGTTCTTAATATGCTGACACGTTTATGCCAACACCAAGTGCTAATTTTTGATGCGTATTTTTCTACGAAGCTGTAGAATTTGTCGGTAAACCTTCCCATGCTTTGTACATCCCCTCTACTAACAGCTCATCATCGTATGGCTGCATACCATTTTCCATTTGTATAATTGCTTTTACTAATGGTAAATAATCTTCGATAGTATTGTTTAGTTCATCAGTAGGGTTTACTCCAAGTTTTCTGCAAACAAATGCAATGTAAGCATCTGTATCGTTTTCACTTGGTGGAGCCCATCTTTCAATGATGCTTTCTACTGTAAATCTTTTATGATGAAATCTGTATGTTAAAAGTATTTTAACTAATGCTCTAATACCCCATACAGCTTCTTTAAATACACAAAAAACTGGATCAGATTGTTCATCTGCCAGTCCATCCCAGTCAGTACCTAATTTAATATTGCCTGGATTTTTATTTCTTATACCTCTAGGTAATTTTTCTGTTCCATCTGCCATGTTTATCTAAAACCATTGGGATTAATATTGGTAATCCATCAATGATAACTCCTGTTCCTATTACTGGTCTAGACTTTTGTAATTTATTATATTCAAAAGCTAAACTTTTCATGTTAATTAAACATCCAACTTGCATACCCCAAAGTAGTTCATTAGGATTGCTCCAATAATCTATTTTGAATGATGTGTGATAGTGTCCTTGAACAGTACACATACCATATTGCTGTGCAACTTTAAGTACGTCTTTATATTTACCATGACAGAAGTAAATTTTTTGACCATTAGATGCTTTAATAACCAAATCTTCATGCCATGTCCAACCTTTGCCTACTCCAAGCATATGATTATATGACTTAAAGATCTCATGAGGTAAACCATGTCTAGTAGCTTTTCTAAAAACTAAGCTACCATGATTAGAATCCATTATATATTGCTTAGGAAATAGTTCTTCTAATTCTTTAAAGAACCTCTTAGCAACTACAAGCTCATGACTTGGCGAGTATAAACCAGGATGTGAATCGTGGAAAGATATACTGTGCCAATCCATTTCATCACCTATGTTTACTACACAGTCAGGCTTATATTTTTCTTTGATTGCACTTAAAAAGTCAAGTGTATCTATATGATGATATGGTGCGTGTTGATCACTTATAACAAGTATTGATTTGCGAAGCATATTATAGGTTTTACAAGTATTTGGCGAATATGTCTAGCAACTAAGGTACAACTTTATGTTGGTATTTTTGATACTTCATATTGTTTGCAAATAAACCTTAAATAAATTTCGTGTTCATTTACATCCTGTGGACCAATTTCTTTTAGTTTATTTAATGATTCTTTATATCCTGCTTCCATACAACTATACATACTATCGTATTGTGTAGGCATAGAATATGGTGTCATACATTCACCTGCAACGTATGAACATATAATCATTAATAAAGTAAATTTCATTAAAGATTTTTAGTTAACAAATATAAAAATTGTCCTAATAAACCTAAACCAATAGCTGATATAATATATATAATTCTATCTATATCTTTTTGCATATGAGCTAAATGATTGTTTTCTAAAGTATCTAGTTTTTGATCAATAAGATCTATTCTATTATGTACTTTTAGAATTTCTTCTTTGTTTTCTGTGTGTCTACTCATTAGAATAATGTTTCGTAAGGAGACCTTACTAACCCTTTCGTTTTGTATTGTGTGTATCTAGGCCCTTGGTATCTAGGGTGACCTAATTGCCCTAGTACAAAATCAACAGAAGTGTCTGCTGCTAAGTCTAACGATAGACCATCTTTTAGCAAACCTTGTTCTATTGAAGCTGATGCTTGTTGTAACCAAATAGGTAAAAATCTTTTACCCACATGACCACCTATAGATAAACCTTTCTCAATAGCATCATCATCTTTTTTAGTAATGTTTGGACTCCATTTGGTAGTCAAGTATTTTTTATTAGTTAATACTTCTATTGTTGTTCTTGGTAAAGACCCAATCTTTTTAAGACCTGTAGATTGTGGATCTGTTATCCAATGGAAAGGTTCCATAAGTTGTTTAGAGAAAGTTAATACTTGACCATTCCCTAAATCAATTCTAGTTGGATCTGTATTTTCTAATATAGAGTGACCACTAAATATATAGTTAAGTGCAGATCCTGCAGCTGCGTATGTAAGTGCAGCTCTTGCAAAATAATATTGATACATTCTTCTAAGACCTTCATCGCTTTCAAAAGCTGGTAAAGACTTAGCAATAATTCTTATGTTAGATATTGTCCAGTCAGGAGCAAATAATAACAATTGCATATATCCTCTAGATCCTGGACGTAATGTAGTTTGTGCTAATTGTTTAACCCAAGGTGTTTGTATTCTATTAGCTAATTGTTCCCAGTTTTGTCCACCAAATGCATCATTAGTAAACTGTGCTGCTTTACTTGCTTTAGCATATATCTGACCTATCGTGTCGCCAGGTTGAATAACTAAAGTGTTTGGTACACCTTTAAGTTTAGGTGAATCTAATACTTGTAAAAATGTATGTAGTTTAGCTGCAGTAAATACTCTATCCCATGTAATTCTATCAAACCATCTAAATACTTTTTCTACTTGTCCATTACTAGAAATACCAAAATGATTTTTAAAAAAAGTATCTATACCTCTTAAGTTATAATAAAATCTATCAAATCCTATATCTTCAGGAGTTGTTATTTGTAAACCAGAACCTTGTGCAAATCTTGCTACATCAGTATAACCTGCTGCTTTTAATTGTTCTATTGCAGTTGGAAATTCTGTAATAGTTTTATTAGGATTATTAACCATCTCTAATAACTCAGGTTTTTTTCTAGGATCTAAAGTTTTTTTAATAAAGTTTAATTTGTTACCTGCAAATAACATACTTTCTACTAGAGCACCTGCGTGAAAAAATGAAAAACCAACAGCTAATCTTTTCATCATAAGGTTAGTTGTAAACAATGCACCCATAAATGCTTGTTCTTCAGTAGCATCAAATACCATACGTAATGATCTATGCATACCTTTATGAACAAATACAGCTCCTTTACCTTCAAAGTAAGGATGTATAAATTCATCGTAGTCTGTCATATCTACATTATTTTTTACAGATCTAAACATAAGAGCTTTGTTATTAACTTTATGTTTCTCTAAATGTGTAATTAAAGATCTAGTAGCTAATGCTTTAGAAGCAGCAAAACCATATACTCTAACTAATTCAGAAGGATCATCCATGCCTGGACGTATTTTATAATTTTTAACTAAACCTGCGTTTATGTCTGCAAATACACCACGTCTATTAAATTGGAATTTACCTGATGGCCCAGCTACTTGTTTATCAAACTCTGATGCAAATCTAAATGGTTGCTGTTTATGGTTATAATGATCCCACATTAAAGGTAAATAGTTAGCTCTTTGATTTGTAAATAACTGACTACCTTCTTCACCAAGAATTTTGTTATAATCTTTAAATATTTTTTCTACAGTTTTAGCAACTTCTAGTTCTTTAGCTGTAAGTTTACTAGCTGGTATAACACCTAACTTTGGATCGTATTCAAATGTATCAGGATTTACACGAGCTTTAGTAATGTAATAAAATACTTTACGTCTAGAATCTATAGCATCTGGTAATGCTTCTTTAATTTTATTAGATAAATTTTGAGCTGCAGTATTAATTTTAACTGTACCAAACTTCATAGCATCTAATGCTGATTCACCAGCTAATGCTATTTCAGTATCTACTTTACCAAAGTTTCTACCTAATATTTTAGCTGCACCATATATGGCTGCACCTGCTCCAAAACCTTTAGCTGTTGCTACAAGTTTTTCATCATCTGCTGTAAGAAATTGTGCTGCTCCTACAACTCCACCAATTGCACTAGCTTTAACTGCAGTATTAACTGCCATATCCCAACCAGTTTCAATAGCTGGTCTCATTGCAGATGTTATTTCTGCTGCTACTGCATTAAATTTTACAGGATCTTCTAAGTCTTTAACTTCTTTTTTTAATTCTTTTAGTAGATCATCTACACTTTTGTAGCTACCATTTTCTGTTTTTTCTATTAATCTTTTAGGATCTACACCATTGTCTTTTAATACTTTAGTTGTAGCACTATCTGTTCTAATCTTAGGTACGCTAAGAGCTCTACTTGCTGCAGCACTCATACCTGCAAATCCTACAGATATAACAGCACCTGCTGTTGCACCTATAGTAGTTTCTATTGTAGTTCTTTTAGGATCTAATGTTCTATCTTCTGAACCTTGCCATACTGTAGAAAATACAAAGGGTGTTGCTAGTGTGGCAAACGCACCTACTTTTAAGTTAGCTACATTTTCTGCTTGTTGAGCTGCTTTAAGTTTTGGTACAGATCTAACCATTGTAAAACTTTTAGCGTATTTTAATCTTAAACTATTAACTACACCTCTACCTAATGCACTCCAACCCATAGGCATAAACAATAAATATGGATCTGCCATCATCATGTTTACAAGTTCAGCACCAAACATTTTAGGATTGGCTTTCATCATATTCTTAACTTCTTTAAGATCTATGTTCATTGGGCCTTCATCTAACAAATAACCAAAACGACTCATTATTCGTTCTGCTTCTTGGTAGAATTTACCACCACGTTTATCTGGATTATTTCTTAAATAATCGTATGCTTCTTGAGCTTGTTTTTTTTTAGTGTTACCTGAGATCCATTGATACAATGATGCAGGTAATGATTCTTCTCTCCAAAGATCTATTGGATTCTTTAAAGACTGAAAAAACCCAGGCGTACTATCTTTAATGGGTTCTTGTAATCCATCTCCGATATTACGTACTGGGTCTTTTAATTTAAATTCATTAACATTAAAGTCATTAGCCAT